TACATAATGCGAACTTGAGTAGTTGCTCTAAAGAGGTGTACGCAGCCAGCATTAGCCCGCCCAAAGCCATTGATAATCCTTGTAATCCTAGCCCGTTATACTTTTTTGCAATGCGTTCCCAGTACGCTTTTATGGTCGGATTATCGTTGCGGTCAGCGTGACAACCTAGTAACGCGACCTCTGGGTCAATTCCTGAATTTTCTGCGAGAAAAACCGCTTCTGAATCAGAGATATAGCGAGTGCCTTTGCGCATTTCACTGATTCTAGATGGTTGAACATTCAAATCATGTGCAATCTGCTTGTCTTGTACGTAGTTTTGCGCCTTTTTGTAGGCGTCTAACAGTTCACTTTGATACATGGCAAAGCCTCCTTTTTTCTGATTCTAGCTTAAAACTTCCGAACTTTCGTATCTTGAACATCCGGATAAACGGAATTACTCTTCCGTCAAATCGGAATTAGACCACCTTGGGCGTTTGCCCTTGAAGCTTTCGCGCTTGGTGGTCGCTCTCTCAACTGTTCAAGGTGGTTGGTATGTCAAAGTCAAAAAGCGTCACACAAGCGAACGCAATTCGTATTAAAACTTCATCAGGTCTTCGTTATTTCTCTGGTTTTGGTAAAGCTAAACGCATTCAAACAGCGTGGTCTTTAGCGGGCGCAAAGTTGTTCTTGGTCGATATGCCTGTTATGTCTCACATGCTTGGTCATACGCTCGAAGTCAATGAAATTGCTGAAATTCTTAAAGCAAAAAACAAAGACTTTGAAATTGTTCGCGTGTCGGTTGAGGCTTGATTATGCGCGAACTGGTACACGACCTTAAAACCAACACCTTTGAATATGTTGATTTTATCGCAGCCAATACGTGGTCAACTGCGCCGCATCAGCACGATTATCAGCTGATTCGTCCTGCGGACTTCATCGACCACACAAGCCCGACCAATCGTCATACCAGTTTGCGCCGTGAAGCGCTGAGAAATCTGATTGTCTCTTATGACATTTCTGACGCCAGTTCTGCGTCGCCAATCGCGCCTTGCGACCAACTTTATCGCTTGACTCGTCGTCACGGCGATTTTGCGCCGCACATGGTACGTGCGTTCACCAACATCTTAGAGCGCAAAGACTTTCACACCGCCATGTCCATGATTCAAGATGCTGACGAACGTCTGCGTAAAAACGGCATTCGTTACTCGCGTACTGACGAAGAAATCATTGAACTCGCGAAAGCTAAGGCAAAGGCTTTTGCAAAGCTGCTTTGTGTCATTCCTGACATTGAGGCCCGTTTTGCAAAGGCAGAAAGTTTGCTGTCGACTCTTGGCCTCTCGTTTCGTGAATCGCTCGTAAAACAGATGCGAAACACTGGGCAACTTGAATCGCTGTGCAATCGCGCTTGCTGTGATAAATGGTTGCGCCGCCAGTTACGCCGCGCTTACTTTGCCGAAGTTGAAGCCGTGGCCCGTGATTTGCTGCTCGTGAACTCACGCGAAAATCCGTATTGCTCCGCGCATAGCGTCAATGTCATCAAAGGCCGTCGTTTGGATTCTGAACAAGCCTTGATTAACACCGTGTGTTATCAGGAAGACAATCCGGAAGTCTGGTTTACCCTTAACGAATTGGCGGCGAAATCGACGTCAAATCCGGTCATTCGCCGTGCGGAAATGTTCGTGCGTCTCAAAGCGTTTGAGGACATCTGCAAAGAGTATGGTCACGTGGCCATGTTCTACACCATCACGGCACCTTCCCGTTTCCACGTCTACAAAGGCGACAAAGTGAATCCCAAGTGGGAAAAAGCCGGAAAGCCGGATGCCCTCGCCGCTCACCATCACTTAATGGGAGTTATGGATGCGTTTCGTAAGGAATTGGATAAAGCCAACATCAAAATCTATGGACTACGCATTGTTGAACCGCATATTGACGGTACACCGCACAATCATGCTCTCTTCTTCATGCGACCAGAAGACGCAAGCAATGTGTCACGAATCCTTAGAAGTCACGCTCTCTGTGATAGTCCAAATGAACCAGGTGCAGCCAAATACCGATTCAAGGCAGAGAAGATTGATTTCTCAAAAGGTTCGGCGGTTGGTTACGTCGCTAAATACCTTTCAAAAAACATTGACGGCCAACACATCGACAAAGACGTCCATACAGATAAATCCGGTAAAGACACCGCGCAATCGGTCGTCTCATTCAACCGAATCAACGGTGTAAGGCAGTTTCAGTTCTACGGTGGCCCGTCGGTCACTGCATGGCGTGAAATGCGCCGTTTCCGTGAAGAGTTCAAAGAGGATGACGCCGTGATAGCTGGCAATCAATTTTCCCAAGACGAACATTTCGTCTTGGAAACGTTGCGCCGCGCGGCGGACGACGGTGACTTTAAACGCTTTGTCATGGCGATGGGCGGCGTGTTTGTCAAACGCAAAGAGCAAACTCTCACTACTGCCTACGTGAAGAAAATCAACGTGGACGGCTTGTTTAAACAAACCCGTTACGGCGACGAAATGAGCGCGGCCATTCACGGCCTCATTTTTCGCGGTAAGACCATCCCTACTCGCTTCAAAGACTGGAAATTCGCCAGCAAGAAAAACTTCATCCGTGGTGTTCGTACCATGATGAAAGGCGCAACGATCATCTTTGACACCTTAGAAGATGAATTCGAATACCACGCCATGATGCAGGACGAATACGAACGTTTAGCGCAGGAAGCGGCGTTCTATATGGACATTGCTGCTATGGAACCCACCGTGATGTTTGATGATGGTTTTTACGCCGAAGGAGCGCCGCCTCCCGATTGGGGTTGGGGTTGGGCGCAGCCCGACCCCGACACCGATTCGGGTGGCGCTTGGACTTGTGTCACTAACTGTCGCAATCATCTTAATCACTAAATCACCACTCAAAAACAAGGGCAAAAACACATGATTACTCAAGGCATTATTTCGGACAAAGACGACATTGAACAAAAGTCATTTGTGAATCAGCACGGTGAAGTACGCATTACGGGCGTGTTGTCCATTCTGACTACCAAACCAACGCAAGTCGTAACCGTCAAGGTTGGCGAAGACCTATGGAAGGAATCGAACAACGGCAAGTTGTTTGAATCCCTTGTCGGCAAACAAATCGACTACATGTTGTCGCCTAAAGACTACAGCTACATGCGCGACGGTCAGTTAACGACAGGTACGAACATCAACCTGTTCAAACTCCCTGATGCACCACAACAAATTAAGTAACGGATGAACTATGACTGACGACCAATTTATCGATCTCATGGCGAAACTCGACAGTTTGTATATGTTGGTTTTTGTTTCATTCCTTGTTATCGCGTTTGGCGTCGGCTGGTTAGTAGGAGCACAACGTTAATGGAAGATTTAACTTTTGTCGCCTCCGCTGTAATGGGCGCTTTTATCCTCGGCTTTTCAATGGGATTTAAGTGGCTCACTTTCAAAAAAGGCGTCGAATCTATCGCGTCAAACAACTAGGTAATGAGGTAAATACTATGTTCAAAAACAACAAATCTAAAACTCTGGCAGCACTTGCACTAATGGCAGCAGCGGGCACAGCTTCTGCAGCAATCCCACCTGAAGCGCAAGCTGCACTGGATACCGTTTCAGGTCTGGCCGATAGCGTTATCGCTTGGGCGTGGGGTGTTGGTACGGCCATTATGGTTGGTTTTGTCGGTATCAAACTGGTCAAGAAAGGCGCGAACAAAGCCAGCTAATCACGCTCTGTTTGTGCGCACGCGACAGCGTGTTGTTGTGGATAAAGGGGCGTGTTTACGTCCCTTTTTTTGTCAGGTTGGCTTATGAAAAAACTATTCCTATTGCTCTGCATAACTGCTGCCGTGCTCATAGCTGGCCGCGCACATGCTGACGATTCCTTAATTAAGGTCACAGCCGTTCATTCTTGGGCCTCTCAATTATTTTGTTTTAGTGAGGGCGACGTTGTTACTCGCTCTGCTCTTTATGCGTGTACCTTTGAACAGGTTTATCAAGGCAAAACGTATACTTATGGGCGATGCACTGCTACGGGTTCTGGTGGCGCTAATATCAATTGTCTCACTTCATCCGGCTCTAAAAGCTCTCCCGGCTTGTGGGCAAATGTTTCTTCGTGTCCTTCTGGCACTGAACTTAATCCTGATACTGGTCGTTGTGAAGCTCCACCTCAAGAAACCTGTGAAGACCGCAAAGTACAGAACGCTCCCGGTGTGGGTACCGTACCGAACGACGGTAAAGCTATCACAGCGACGCGCTATTATTGCGACGCATCGACCATGTGCGAAGCGATTCAGACCTATACCGCGAATAACGGCAATCTCCTCAAGAACAATTATTATACGGGTAATGATTGTGTTGGTTCAGAAGGCGATTATGATGAAAGTCCTTGGTACGGTGATTCACCTAAAGACCCTTTACCTGATGGTTGCACACCTCATCCGTACTTAGAAGACGGCGGCTACTTCTGTAACAAAGATAATGATGGTGATGGTAAACCGGATTTAGACGCCGACATTGATAACGATGCGGTTTGCGATTATGACTCGGATGGTCATTTCTCCTGTACGGGCGGCAGCTATGACAAGCCGTTTGAAGTCACCGACCCAACCACCCCGATTGACGACACGCCAGACTTTGAAGGCGGTACGGGTAGCAACCCTAATCCGATTGATTCGGCCACCTCGCCTAATGTGGATGACTCCCCTGCACCGGAAGGCTCTGACCAAGGCGTCATCGCTGCAGTGCGCAACCTCAACAGCAACCTGACGCAAGCCATTACCACCCAAACCAATAAGAACGTTGAAGGCTTCAACACCGTCAATCAGCAATTGGCCGAACTCAAACAAACCAACACCCAACTTGGCCAGACGATTGTCGAGCAGATGCGTCAGGATAAACAAATCTACGAAAACACCAAGGCGCTCATTCAAAACAGCACCACGGGGATTGTCAGCAATATCAATTCTTCGGCCAATCAAATCAAAAATGCTGTGAAAGATGCTGAGGACGGGATTGTCGCGGCAACAAAGGAGGGCGCGGAGTCGGTTAAAGGTGCGGTTGAGGCCGGAACGGAACAACTCGACGGGTCTATTAGCGGCCTTGGTGACAAACTTGACGGACTTCTTGAAGCGGTGTCCGGTGCTGCGACTACCATTTGTAACCCTAACACCGACTCCCGTTCCTGCGAAGGTAATCACGGCCTGACTTGGCCCGAAGTCGCTAACATGTTCAACCAGATGAAAGAAGAGCTGGACTTGCAAGTTTCGGCTAGCGAGTCGAATCTCACAAACACCATGCAGTATTTGGTTGATAACCCTAAGATGACCGAAGGCCATGATTTGATTCAATCCCTCACTGACGATTTGATTGGTGTTCTTCCAAATAGTAATGCTTGTGTCGATATGCCTTTACAAACCCCTCTCGGCACTTTCTCACTCGGCTGTGAGTTCAGCGAACGAATCAAAGCCATTCTGGCGTTCATGTTCTATGTCTACACGCTCTATTCACTCGTTGAGATTTTGTTTACCGGGTTTACGCCAGTAGCTGGCACGGTTCCTTATATGTCGCGGAGATAATGTCATGCCTGTCTTTTTGTTACCTGTGTTAAATGGTGTCAGCAACGCGCTTAAAGTTCCTGCTTTGGCGGCGTTTCTGGCGACCCTTGCGACGAATGTTCTGTCGTTCTTCGTCAATTTAAAGTTTGCGCGCAGTGTCGCGATTAACCTCACGGTTATTTCAATGGTGGTCGGTCTCACGCTGGCGGCGATTGCTGCAGTCTATGCGATTGGTTCGGGTTTGTCTTATGTCGTTCCACCTTTCATCTCACAAGCGTGGGGGATGTTTGTTCCGTCTAATGCGGTTCCTTGTGTGGCGGCAATATTCTCGGCCCGTTTGGTGCGTTGGCTGTGGTCATGGCAGTTCTACGTGATCACAAAAATGGGTAACTCGTAATGGCTTCGGTGTATTTCGTTACGGGTAAGCTCGGCTCCGGTAAATCGCTGACAGCGGTTGGCCGCATTCGGGATGCGTTTCACCGTGGCGTTCCGGTGGCGACCAATCTCAACATCAACCTGAAAGAAATGCTGGGGCGTGATAAACGCAATACTCGCCTCTATCGCCTGCCCGATAAGCCTTCGGTTGAGGATTTGACGGCGCTTGGCTATGGCAATAAAAGTTATGACGTCACAAAAGACGGTCTCATTGTGCTGGACGAATGCGGGACGTGGTTCAACTCGCGAACTTGGAATGACAAAGGCCGTCAATTGCTCATTGACCATTTGCTGCACATTCGAAAGCTCGGCTGGGATGTCATATTCATTGTTCAGGACATATCAATTGTGGACAAGCAAGCCCGTCTCGCTCTGGCCGAACACACCGTATTTTGTCGCCGTCTTGACCGAATGCAAGTGCCGTTTTTATCGACCATCGTCTGGTTGTTAACCCTTGGGCAATTGCGTTTACCTATGCCGAAACTCCACGTTGGCATTGTGAAATACGGCGATAACGTCAATTCGTTAACCGTTGATAAATGGATGCTTTGGGGCACTGACCTTTACAGTTGCTATGACACTAAACAGATGTTCATGAACAACTACCCGCACGGCCTCTACAGCGTGTTGCCGCCTTGGTACACACATGGCCGTTACACCGTTCCGTTGACACCAAGGAATGTTATGCGAATCACTCGAATTTACCTGCGCAAATATTCTCGTATTGCGCTCTTTTCCGTGGGCGTTCTGCTCGGTGCGGCTATCTGGCATTTTTCTGCACCGGAACCCGTTCACGTTACGCAAATTGAATCAACGCCCGATAAGTCGTCTAAGACGCTCAAACAGTTGCTTGATGGCTATCGGATTGTTTCATACAGCGCTTTACCAAATAGCCCGATTAACTTCGAGCTGGATAAATCCGGCCATCGTTTATCTGCTTATGAACTGCGCTCTATGGGCTTCGACTTATCCTCTACGGGTCGTTGTGAAGTGATCATTCAATCAGGAGAACAACGTGAAATTGTCAATTGCTAAACTCGCGCTCTTATCGGCGCTCTGTCTGCCGCTGTTCTCACCAGCCTCGCACGCTGACGACCTGCCCGTTTTTGAGTCCACCAATACGCCAATTGCTGAATTTGTGTCGTGGTACTCCAGACAAACGGGCCTTAAAATCTTGCTCGGACAAGGCGTTACCGGAAATGTTAGTTTCACCGCACCGAATTTGCTGCCGGTTGAGTATCCGGACTTCTTTGATTCTGTGCTGCGCTCTCATGGCTATGTCATCGAAAAGGACGGCGGTGCGTATGTCATTAAAGTGAACCCTGCTGACGTTCATCCGATTACGCCCTCTGTCGTTCGTCTCTATCGTTTCAATTACGTGCAAAACACGAAAGTTGTCGACCTTATTTCCTCGGCCCTGCGTGCGACCAATACGCAGATGATTAAGGACAAGCCACTCGACAACTATATGGTTCAGGTATTGCCCTCAACTAACGCGATCATTGTCAGCGGTACACCCGACCAACTCGCTCAAATTGAGGTGATTATC